GGAGTCGCGCTCTGCCCGCCCAGGGTCGGGGTGAGGGTCACAGCGCGGCCGCTGGCGGGGGCGCCGGCGGGCACGGCGTCGGCGTAGGCCGCGCCGGTGGTGATCACCACGCCGTTGTCCCAGCTCACATTGAACTGGTTGTCCTGGCCGGAGACTGCGGCGGCCACGTCCCGCAGGCGGTAGTAGGTCACCCCACCGGCCTCCAGGGTGTTGATGGACGAGGGGGCGGCGGTCTTTTCGATGGTAAAGGTGTCGTCGATCGCCTCTACCTTGCCCTCGGCAGTGATCTGGTAGGTGGTGATGGAGAAGCTGTCGCTGTCCATGTCGATGACCGAGTAGCTGGGCAGCCAGTTCTGGCTGCGCTCGGCAATATAGTCCTGCTGGGTGGGGATTAGCTCGTAGAATTTGGAGCCGGAGGCCGGGTTGGCGGTCATGTAAAGGGTGCCCTTGGGATTGACCACGGTGTTTCCGGTGGTGTCCTCGATGGTGTAGCAGCCGTTGTCCGCCTGGAAGGCGTCGTGGAGGGCCGTGCTGGCGGTGTCGCCCTCCTCGGGGTACAGGGGGATTTTCTCGTCGGTCTGGGTGTTGAAGGCGTTGTCCCAGTCGTAGTCGCTGCCGTCCGCATTCAGACGGAACTCATAGGTGCCGTGGGTCTGGCCGTCGCCGTAGAGGAGCTTGGAGCGGCTGTAGGTGTGGTCGTGGCCCTGGAGCACCACATCGATGTCGTACTTGTCAAAGATGGGGGTGAGCTGTGTGCGGAGGATCATGCCGTCGGTGTCGGAGTGATCCAGACCGGTGCCGTAGATATCCTGGTGGATGGTGACCACGCGCCAGGCGGCGTCGGGAGCAGAGGCAATGGCCTCCTGGATGGTCTTCTCGTGCTCGGCTACATTGTAATTGTTGGTGTTGAGCACGATAAACAGACCGGCGCCGTAAGAGTAGTAGTAGTCGCCGCCGGCCTGGGTCTTGCCGTTCTCGGTGGCGTTGGGGTTGTTGAAGTGGTAGGTGTAGTCGGGATTCAGGGAGTCGTGGTTGCCGATGGTGGTGGCCACGGGCAGCCCGGCCAGCACGGCGGGGGAGAGGTAGCCCGCGTACTCCTCCTCCTTGGCCTGGCCGGTCTTATTGACCTGGTCGCCGGCGGAGATGATGAAGTTGACGCCGGGGTTCTGGGCAGTGGCGATCTCCAGGGTGCGGTTCCAGGCGAAGGCGTCGTTGCGGGCGGCGGTGTTGGCCGCGCCGGAGCCGGCCGTCAGGGCCTCGCCGTTCTGGGGCTGACCCTTGGAGGCGCCGATCTGGGGGTCGCCTACATAGAGCATCTTTACGGAGTCGAAGCTGCCGGTCTTGTATTCCTGTACCTCGCTCTGTACGCCGTTCTTCTCCACGGTATAGTAATAGGTGGTGTTGGCCTCCAGCCCGGTGACGGTGACATGGTTATAGTCGTAGGCCACGCCGTCGGTCAGGCTGTCGTCCACCTGGGCGGCCTTGCCAGTGAAGGCGGTCAGGTGGTCCTTGTCGGTGCCGAAGTGAACCACCGGCGTGGCGGCCTTGCCGCTCTCCGTCTTGCTGTACCAGGCGAAGTTGAGCTGGGTCTCGTCTGCGCCGGGGGTGAGGGATACCTTGGTGTAGTCGGCGGCTACGGTCTCCCACTCCTTGACCCAGTCCTGCCAGGCGGCAGAGCCTCCGGTGACGCTGCTGTCGTTATAATTGGCCGTGGCGGCCAGGGCCATGGGGCCGGCGCTCAGGACCAGCGCGCCGGTGAGGACGCCGGCCAGGACCTTGTTGCGTTTCTGCATGCTTTCCTACTTCCTTTGCAGTTTGGTTTTGGTTCCATGGAACCAGGGGGCAGTATAGCACCCGCCGCGCCAAGCTACAAGGCACCTTTCCAAAGCTTTCCCTAACCTTTACCGGGGCTTTACGTTTCTGCTCCCCGTGCAGCGGATAAAAAGAAGGGAGCGGTGTGCCTCCCTTACTCGCGGCGCAGTTTCTGTTCGGCGACAGCGACCGTCTGCTCGTAGCGGTCAATTTTGGAGTTAAGGCGCTCCAGCGTTTGCCGCATCTCCTCCATCCGCTCCAGCAGCAGCTCCCGCTGCTCAATGAGGATCTGTTTGCGGGCCTCGGTGGTATCCTCCCCCTGCTGAAACAGGGAAACATACTCGATCAGAGCCTCCACCTGGATACCGGCTCCCCGCATACACTTGGCAAACTCCACCCAGGCGCAGTCCTCCACGGTATAATCCCGGATGCCGCTCTTGCTGCGGTGAACGGTGGGAATCAGGCCGATGCGCTCGTAATACCGCAGGGTATCGGCTGAGAGGTTGTATTTACGGCTGACTTCGGCAATGGTCATAAGGTCATCTGCTCCTTCCGGCGGGCTGGCTCCCGCTGTTTGTTCGATTTTATCACCTGGACTCCGCTCCAAGTCAAGGCTGAGTTTGGAAAAAAAGCAGAAAAATATTGCAGGCGGCAGTTGACAATGTGCGAAAAGTGTGGTATCATCTTTTTTGCATTTGGCCGGAGACCGGACGTGGAGAGATGTCCGAGTGGTTGAAGGAACCGGTCTTGAAAACCGGCGATGTGGAAGCATCCGTGGGTTCGAATCCCACTCTCTCCGCCACATTTTTTTCAAATGTATCCTGTATTTGGCATGCAGAAGTACCCAAGTGGCCGAAGGGGCTCCCCTGCTAAGGGAGTAGGGCGGGAAACCGTCGCGAGGGTTCAAATCCCTCCTTCTGCGCCAGAATGAAAACCTCGCAACTGTAATGGTTGCGGGGTTTTTTCTTACTCTCCCAATGGATTGAGGATTCCGAAAACGAAGATTTTGGCTCCAATTTAGAAGGACAGAAACCGCTTCCGCGAGCAGAAATTACACACGGATTACACACGTGGGATACCGTGCTGGACATGAACGCATAAAACCCGCCCCGGTAAACGAGGGCGGGTGGTGGTCACATCTTGACGGCGCGGTCAACGCGCAAGAGCGGCTCACCGTCTGCCCCTGTACCGATGCGCTCACCGTATAAGCGATATGCGGGGCGGTCTGCAATGGTCAGATAGCTGACCTCTAACATGTCAGTCAGCAAGAGACGGTAACTGCCATCCGCTGCGATTTCTGCATCAAAGCAGGAGACACCGGCCTCTAGGGTGTCATCCCGGTGATTGCGGCTCTGCCCGCCCGCCGGGAGGCCACCAAAACGGATATAGCCCCGCTCTGCCCCCAAAAACTTGGCGCTTACCTGCGCCTTGGCCGCGTCAATGGCGGCTTGCGTCTCCAAGTGGATACAATCAATCTTTGCCCGGCCATATCTATCCTTGCAAATTGTGCATTGCCAGCCGTCCGCCTCCATCTCCGCGGCGATGGTCTCCGGGGCTGTGTCACCGCTCCATTTGCGATCCGGGCAATCATTGACATGGGATAGGCTATATAATATGCGGGGGACATTAGGCCGCCGTACATGGAGATGTTAGCCTCTGCGTTGGGCCGTCCGATTGCATCGCGGTATATCATGGTTGCATCCTCCTTGCGTCGATTGTATCGCGCCCATATGGGGCAGTCAAGATTTTTTCGCCGTCTCCCAGATAATCATGATCGGGAGAAGCAAGACAAACAGGACAATCAAGCGGTGGTCACCTCCTCCACAATCTCAAAGGAAACGCCCTCAATAAATAGGGTTGTACCGTGGCCGGGGAGGAATGCAACCCGGCGGCCTTTCCATTCTGGGTGCTTTCCGTCATAATCCATATAGCGGCCTTTATAATCGTTCCCGATGGCGTTATATTGTTCTTTCGTGATTCGTTCCATTGAAATTTCCTCCATTATCCGGCGGGCGGGTCAAGACCGCGTCCAGCTAATGCGGTAAGGGTCCTCGTATCGTCTGCAATCCCGCGCCCATAATTTTTCTTTGTCTAATAGGTGGTTTACTGTGATATGATAGGAATTTCCGGTTTTCTCGTCCTTATAATATAGCTTGTATTCGCTGGCGGCCTTGTCCAATACAATGCTTACAAGTTTCATTGCGCGGCCCTCCATTTAGTAAAGTTCGGCGCTCTGCTTGCTATATTCGCGCCGTGCGGCCATGTATGCGGCCCGCTGCACGTCACTAAACTTGCAGGCGGTGAAAAGTTCTTCGATGTCCTCATAATCGCGGACACTGGAACAGTCACCAAAAGCGGAACACACATCAAAATCAGCTTGCCAGTTTATACCGTATTCGTGATTAAACATCTCGCGGAGAAATGCGTTTTCCCAGTATTCCGCGTTGTCGCGTTCGGGTTCTGCCTTTTCAAGCATGGCAAGCAATTCTTCTCCGCTATTCACAAAATCGGCGTCTTTTTTATCATAGAACGCAAGAAAAACGGGGCTGAAAATCATGTTTTCGGTTTTCTTTCTCAACTTTTCCCGTTCCTTATCGGGGCCGCAGAAAAACATGGAAATATGATCCCGGTGCAGTCCATAATAATTGCGGATGTAGTATTCTTTAGCTTTTTTATCCTGGTAGTCGCTTACTGTTTTCACTTCTTCGGGGGTGAATAGTTTTTTGCTGAGGCTGTCAAGGTAGAATTCCCGCAGTTCGTCGCGGCTCTTGCCTGTGTGGTGCAGCTCGTAGTCATCAGCGTATTTGATATGGTGGCCATCTGCGAACACGAGCGCGGAATAACCAAAGTAGCTACCAAAGTCCACAAAATAGACTTGATGTCCCTTGACTGTGACGGATTCAATTGCCATTGCTGCGGCTTGCGCTTCCGTCAGCGCTTCAATATCGCGGATTGTGTATTCTTTCTTTTCGGTAGTTGTCATTTTAATTTCCTCCTTGTCCTGGAGGGCTTGCCCGTGGTATACTGGGCGTGCCCTGGTTTGGTGGTACTGCTGGGGCTTCTCTTTGCCCTGGTCACTGTTGCAAGCGGTGGCCGGGGCTTTTATTTTTTGTATTTGATATATACATCTTCGCCGTAGATATAGCCGTATTCGCTGCGGATATAGTGTGTTTCCCGCTCCTGCTGGCGGCGGATGTAGTCTATGGCTTCTTCCTTGGTAGGCATGGCAGCTATTAACTGACCATCTCTTATAATGTGATAGCGCTTCATTTTCTTTCCCTCCCGGCCTGTGGCCTTGCTTTTCCCTGCCGGTTGTGCTATAGTGGGGGCGACATGTGGCAGGCCATGCCGCCCCGTGTTGTGCTTTAGGCTCCCTGTGCTTTCGACGGCTGCGGGGAGCCTATTCTTTTACTGCTTGGGAATGGCTTCCCGGATAATGCGGGCCGCGTCCTGCGGGTCTTTGGCCGTGGCCTCTACCAGCTTGGCCAGGGTTTCAAGGTATGATGCTAACTCAGTCTGGGTCATGCTATCAATCTCCATTCTGTGCACCTCCTGCCAGGTGGATTCCGCTGGGCCGTTGTCCCTTGCGGTGATTTTATGATAGCATATACTGGGCCAGTATACAAGATGGGATATTGCACAAGAGATTTGACCTTTTTTTGTGCAAAAATATACTGGCCCAGTATATGCTGAAGTGATACAATCTAATATAAGGAGGTGATTTGATGCCATACACAGAGGCCCAAAAGAGGGCAAGTGCTAAGTGGGATAAGGCCCATCTGTACAAGGTTGGCGTGCATATCCCAATAGAGTACAAGGAGAGGCTGGAGGAGCTGGCGAGCGTATATGACAAAAGCGTGAGCCGATACGTGAGAGACCTTATATTGGAGCAGATCGCGCTATATGAGGCGCGGGACGATGAGTAGATTTTGCAACTTTTCCGGCCAGTTAGACCGGCTGACGGTCACATAACAGCAAACCTAATTTGACCAAAAAAAGAAAATTTTCATATCCGCTATCCCTTGCAGCAGAAGGGATAGCGGATTTTTTACTTTTTCTGGGTGGAACAAAACAAAAAAATCGATCGAACTACTAGGCAGGAGCTAACCGAAAGAGAGAAAAAGAAAGAAAAGACCCCCCTTTTCCCCCTTCTCCTCCCCCCTATAACCCCCTATCTCTTACCCCTTATCCTCCAGAAAAGAAAGAAAAAGAGAGAGCGCGTTGGGGGAGACGGAGGAGGATCGGAAGACTCTACTTAGGCGAGAGGTGGTGACATGGCTGCACGGCTGACGGACAAGCGAAAAAAGAAAATCATTGCTGACTATGTGCAGTTGGGCAGCTATAACGCTGTGTCCAAAATCAACGGCGTATCTGCTACCACGGTCAAGAACGTTGTGCTGAAAAGTGCGGACTTTGTGGAAAAGTGTGAACAGAAAAAAGAGGAGAACACCGCCGATATCCTGACTTACATGGAGAGCCAGAAGGGACTTGTGTGCGAGATTATAGGCAAGGGGCTGGCAGCCCTTAACGACCCCGAGAAGCTGGCGGAGGCCACGCCCGCACAGATCACAACCGCGCTAGGGACGCTGATTGACAAGTTTACGGCGCTGGATGCGGCGAGGCCCAAACAGGCGGAGGCGAACGGTATGACCCTGTCCGACAAGCTGGCGGCCATCAGAGAGGCGGCGAGGACGATTGACAACTGACAAGCTGGCGCGGCTGGCCGTCTGGTACAACCATCTGAGAGACACCAGCAACGACACCTTTATGCCCCTGTTTGCCTGCGAGAGCCGCTATCTGGTGCTCAAGGGCGGGGGTGGTTCCGGGAAGTCCATCTTCGCCGGACGCAAGGTGCTGGAGCGGTGCCGCTCTGAGCCGGGGCACCGGTTCTTGGTATGCCGCAAGGTGGCCAAGACCCTGCGGGAGAGCTGCTTTGCACAGCTCCGGGGGCAGATTGCCGAGCACTATCCCGACAGCGGGGCCGTGGTCAACCGGGGAGAGCTGCGCATCGTGTTCCCAAACGGGAGCGAAATCCTGTTCGCCGGATTGGATGACGTGGAAAAGCTCAAATCCATCTACGACATCACCGGGATCTGGATTGAGGAGGCGTCGGAGCTGCTGGAGGCCGACTTCAACCAGCTCGACATCCGCCTGCGGACACAGTGTCCCTACTACCTCCAGATGATTCTCACATTCAATCCAATCAGCATTACACATTGGCTCAAGGGGCGGTTCTTTGACCGGAGCGACCCCCGGGCCACGGTGCACGAGTCCACCTACAGGGACAACCGCTTTCTCACCCAGGAGGCGGTGCGGACGCTGGAGGCGTTCCGCGACACCGACGAGTATTACTACATGGTCTACTGCCTGGGCCAGTGGGGCGTTACCGGCAAGACCGTGTTTGACGCCAAGGCCGTGACCGCCCGGCTGCTGGAGCACATCCAGCCGGTGCGGGTGGGGTATTTTGCGTATGACTATGACGGCCGGGCGGTATCCGGGATCCGGTGGGTGGACGATCCGGGGGGATTTATCAAGGTCTACCGGGCGCCGGAGGCGGGCGTGCCCTATGTCATCGGCGGCGACACCGCCGGGGACGGCTCGGACAGCTTTGTGGCCCAGGTGCTGGACAACCGCACCGGGGAACAGGCGGCCGTCCTCCGACACCAGACCGACGAGGATCTGTACTCCATGCAGGTGTATTGCCTGGGCATGTGGTACAACACCGCGCTGGTGGGCGTGGAGGCCAACTGGAGTACCTATCCTATCCTGACGCTGGAGCGGCTGGGCTATCCCAACCAGTACGTCCGGGAGGTGGTGGACGACTATACCCACGGCATCAAGCGGGCGTTCGGCTTCTGGACAAGCACCAAGACGCGGCCCGTCATCCTATCCGAGCTGATCCGGGCCGTGCGGGAGGACATTACCATCGTGTCCGACGAGACTACGTTGCAGGAGATGCTCACCTTTGTGCGGGGCGAGGACTACAAGCCAAGGGCCGAGGAGGGCGCGCATGACGACTGCGTTATGGCCCTGGCAATTGCCCACCACATCCGCCCGCAGCAGAGATACACCGTGGAGGCCGGCCGGAAGGCTGGCGGCGCGGTGTGGGACGACTCCATGTGGGAGGACTATAACAACGCAGGCCCGGAGGAGCGGGAATACCTGATCAAGAAATGGGGGGAGCCCAAACGATGAAAAAGAGAGACAAAGACCGGCTGCGGCTGTGGCAGGACAGGCTCGGGCGGGCCAACGCGGCGTATGATCCGGAGCTGTCCAAAATGGACGGGCGGGAGGAGCTCTACCAGGGCTGCAGCCGCATCCGGCCCATCGTCTGCACCGCCCGCAAAAGGGAGACCCCCCATGTGCGCAACCTGTGCGCCGAGCTGGTGGAGAGCCAGGTGGACAGCAATATTCCCCAGCCCAAGGTCACGCCCCGGCGCAGAGAGGATGAGTGGCGGGCCAAGCTCATCGAGGACATGCTCCGCAACGAGCTCGACCGGCTGCCCTTTGAGGCCATGAATGACATCATGGAGCGCACCATCCCCATACAGGGCGGAGGGGCCTTTTTGGTGGAGTGGGACAACAGCAAGGCGGGGAGCGCCACCGTGGGAGAGCTGGCCGTCTCCACCCTCCACCCCAAGCAGATCATCCCCCAGGATGGGGTTTACACCGGCGTGGAGGATATGGACTACATCATTCTCAAAATACCACAGACCAAGGGGTACATCAGGCGCACCTACGGCGTGGACGTGTCCGAGGAGGCCGAGGAGGAGCCCGACGTCAAGGGCAGCGGCGGCGAGGGCACGGCGGACGACATGGTGACACAGTACGTAGCCTACTACCGCAACCCGGACGGGGGGATTGGCCTGTTTTCCTGGGTCAACGACACGGCGCTGGAGGACTTGGAGGACTACCAGGCCAGGCGGCTGCGCCGGTGCGCCCGGTGCGGCGCGGTGGAGCCCCTGGAGGCCGAACCAGTGGAGGCCCCGGCGGACAAGGGGCTGCTGCCCGGCATGACTCCAGACGGGGCGGGCGCGGGGCCGGACGGCACGCACGCCGGGCGGAGGGGCAAGCGGAAGGTCTGCCCCTATTGCGGCGGCGACAAGTGGGAGGAGGCCAAGGAGGAGTACGAGGAGGTATACGTCCCCATACCCCGCAGCGACGGCACCGAGATTCCCGGGGCGCGGCCGGTGGAGGTTGTCACTGATACAGTGGACGAGCTGGGCTTGCCCGTGGTGGCGGTGGTGCAGGAACCGACCCGGATCCCCTTCTACAAGCCGGACATTTACCCGGTCATCCTCCAAAAGAATGTGAGCGTGTACGGGAAGTTCCTGGGGGATTCAGACATCGACAAAATCTCCGATCAGCAGAACACCACCAACCGCATCGAGGCCAAGATCATCGACAAGCTCACCAAGTCGGGCAGCTACATAAGCCTCCCCAACGACGCCAAGATCCGCTACGACGAGGAAGATATGAAAAAGATCTATCTCTCCAGCCCGGCGGACAAGTCCTATCTGGACGTGTACGACCTCCAGGGCGACATCGAGCAGGACATGGCCTATCTGGCGCAGATCTACGAGGAGGCGCGGCAGGTCATCGGCATTACCGACTCCTTCCAGGGCCGCAAGGATTCCACCGCCACCAGCGGAAAGGCGAAGGAATTTTCAGCGGCGCAGAGCGCCGGGCGGCTGGAATCCAAGCGGGTCATGAAGGACGCGGCCTACGCGGCGCTCTTTGAGGCCATGTTCAAGTTTAAGCTGGCCTACGCCGACGAGCCCCGCCCGGTGGTCTCCCACGACATCGAAGGCCGGGCCGAGTACCGGCAGTTCAACCGCTACGACTTCCTGGAGCAGGACGAGACGGGGGAGTGGCGGTGGATTGACGATTTCCTCTTTTCCTGCGACACATCCGCCCCCCTTGCCAACAACCGGGAGGCCATGTGGCAGGAGACGCGGATGAACCTCCAGACCGGGGCGTTCGGCGACCCGACCAACCTCAAGACCCTGATCCTTTTTTGGACGAAGATGGAGCTGCTGCACTATCCGGGCGCGGGCGACACCAAGACCTATCTGGAGCAGGAGTACCAACAGCAGCAGGCCATGATGCAGCAGCAAATGGCAATGCAGCAACAGCAGATGCAGATGCAGATGCAGGCGGTACAGGAGACGGTCTCCCGAGCCAAGCAGGATGCGGCCGAGGCCGCGCAGGACGGGGGGATCCCGGCAGCGAGGGCCACCTATATGGCATAAAATCAAGCGCACGCCAACAGCGAAGAAATGGCAAATCCAGGAGAAAGGAGGTGCGCAGTATGGCGAACGGATACATCGGCAAGGTCAGCCACAGCGGTGTTCAGAAGGTCACCGCCCCCAACCCTGCCACAGGCAAGAAGGGGAACGGCACCGTTAAGAAGGGCAACGACCTGAGAACGGGCAAGTAATAGGGCGAAAGGAGACCATACATGGAAATCGACTACGGCGCGGTATTTGACGTAGAAGTACCGGAGACCACTACAGGCGCAGAAGAGACGGAGATCGCCGCCCCGTCGGAGGAGACCGGCACAACTACGGCCACCGCACAAGGCGCAGAAGAGCAGGAGGCCGCCGCCCCTGCCGTAGAGGGAGAAGAAGACCCCGAACAGCCTCAGACGGAAGTGCCGGAGCAGGAACCCAAAACCGACCGCGACGCACAGTTTGCCGCAGCCCGCCGCAAGGCGGAGGCGGAACGGGACGCCGCTATCGCCCGGGCCAAAGAGGACGCCCAGAAACAGGTGGACGAGTTTTTCAAGAACTCGGGGCTGATGAACCCGTACACCGGGCAGCCCATCACCACCAGAGCGGAGTATGAGGCATACCGGGAGCGATTCGAGGCCGACCAGAAGGCCAAACTCATGGAGAAGGCGGGCATCACCCAGGAGGAGTTTCAGGCGTTTGTCCAGGGGCTTCCTGAGGTGCGGGCGGCCCGGCAGGCCAAAGCCGAGGCGGAGGCCGCCGCAAGGCAGGCCAGAGAGCAGGAGGCAAAGGCGCGGGTGGACGAGCAGCTCCGGCAGATTCAGGCCATCGACCCCACGGTCAAGGAGCTGGGCGATCTGGCGAAGCTGGACACCTATCCCAAGCTGTACGACATGGTCAAGCGGGGCTACTCCATCCTGGACGCCTACCGTTTGGCGAACTATGACACGCTGACCCAGCGGGCCGCGGAGGCCAGCCGGAAGGCGGCCATCAACTCCGTGCAGAGCAAGCAGCACCTGAAAGCCACCGAGAGCCGCGGCGGCGGGGCGATTCCCATCCCGGACAGCGTCCTTGAGGAGTACCGGGTGCTGAACCCCGGCGCGACCAAAGAGGAGATCCAGAAACACTATCAAAGCTACATGAAGAACAGCCGAAAGGAGCAATAAAATGGCTTTTTTGATTCAGCAGGTAGACGGGGGCAGAATCCCCGGCATCGAGTACCTGCCCGCGGGGGCCATCACCCCTAAAGTGGGCATGGCCCTGACACAGACAGGGGGCAATCTGGCGGTTGCCAGCGGCACCACCACCCCCTCCTACATCAGCATGGTTGAGATGGACAAGGCGTGCACCGCGGGCGACATCATCCCCGTGCTGCGGGTGCTGCCCGATATGATGTTTGAGACCACCTTCCAGGCCGCCGCATCGGCGATCAAGTTGGGCGACAAGGTGACGCTGCACACCGACGGCCTACAGGTCACCGCTACCAAGACGAACGGTGTGGCCGAGGTGGTTGGCATGGACGGCACCGCCGCAGGCGACCGGGTGCGCGTCCGTTTCCCCGCCGTAGTCAATATCACGCAGAGCGGCGGTTAACAGAAGGGAGAGAAGATATATGGCTGGCATTACGTTTACCGAGGGCTCCGGCCTCCAGGACAGCATTTTTGGCAAGTCCCAGGCCCCGATCCGCATGTTCCTGGAGAAGCGGGGCGAGGCGTTCGAGCAGCAGAGCATGCTCAAGGAGCTGTTCAATATGGAGAACTCCAACAAATGGGCCGAGAAGATGGGCACCATGACCGCCATGGAGGGCTTCCAGCCCGTGGGAGAGAACGGAACCTATCCCCTGGACAGCATGCAGGAGGGCTTCGACAAGACCCTGGAGCACATGACCTGGAAGGACTCCTTCTCCATGTCCCAGGAGATTGTGGAGGACGCAAAGCTGATAGATCTGCGCAAGCGGCCCGCCCAGTTTATCGCCGGGTATTACCGCACCCGGGAGAAGTTCGGCGCGGCCCTGTACGGCGCGGCCATCACGGGCAAGACTTCTGTAAGCTTCCACGGCCGCACCTTTGACGCCAAGGGCGCGGACGGCAAGGCCCTGTTCGACAAGGCCCACCCCTCCGCCCTGGAGCGCAACAAGGGTACCCAGTCCAACCAGTTTGCGGACGCCTTCTCCAACGACGCCCTCGGCGCTATGGAGACGGCCATGCAGGACTTCCGGGGGGACAACGGCGAGATTCTGGACGTGGCCCCCGACACTATTCTGATCCCAAACAACTACAAGCTCAAGAAGGACGTGTTCGCCGCCATCGGCGCGGACAAGGACCCCACAACCTCCAACAACGGCTTTAACTACCAGTACGGCCGGTGGTCGGTGATCATCTGGCCCTACCTCAACCAGTTCATTACCGCCGATACGTCCCCCTGGGTGCTGCTGGACAGCCGGTACAACGAGCAGTACGGTGGTGCCATGTGGTTTGACCGCGTGCAGCTCAACGTGCGCAGCGAGATTGACCCCGGCAACGACGCCAACGTGTGGAAGGGCCGCGCCCGGTTCACCGCGGGCTTCAACGATTGGCGCTTCGCCGCGGTGGGCGGCGTAAGCGGCGGCACTCAGCTTATCAGCGGCTGACAGCACAAAGGCCGGGCGGCGGGTTTGCCG